GGCCTGTTCAGTGAGGTTCGTAGGGGGGTTGTTTTGTGAGCGGGTACGGGCTGGATCGGCAGTTGACGCAGGAGGAGTTCGCCGAGCTCGTCGGCGTCACGCAGCAGGCGGTGTCGGAGATGGTCGGCGCGGGCTACCTGGTGCGCGACGAGACCGGCCGCGCGTGGCTGCTGGCGTACTGCAAGCGTCTGCGCGACAAGGCCGCCGGGCGGGACAACGACTCGGTGCTCACGCAAGAGCGCGCGCTGCTGGCGCGCGAGCAGCGCGAGGCCGTGCGCTTGAAGAACGCCGTCACACGCGGCGAATACGCGCCGATATCGGCGCTGGCCGAGGTGCTGGCCAGCGCATCACAGTCCGTGGCTGAGCGCTTTGAAGGACTGCCGGCGCTGTTGCGCACCGTCTGCCCAGACCTCCCCGATGCGGCACGTGTGGCGATCGAAAACGCCTTGGCGGATGCCCGCAACGAGTGGGTGCGTGGCACCTCCAGCCTCATCGTGTCGCCCCTCGAGGACGAGACCGACGAGGAGGCTGGTCAGGATGATGTCGACGCGGAGGCCTCTGCGTGACCGACGTAGCCCTGCTCGCGCTGCCGATCTGCCTGCCGCGCATTACGCGCGCCGCGGTCGTGCGTGCGCTACGGGCGGGGCTGGCGCCGCTGCGGGCCGTTAAGCCGCAGCGACTGGGTGACTGGGCCGCGGAGCACTTTTACCTATCGGCCGAGGGCAGCCACACGCAAGGGCAGTGGAATGCCTGGCCGTTCCAGGTCGCACTGCTCGACTGGATGGGTGATGACGGCATCGAGGAGCTTGACCTGCAGAAGTCGAAGCGTGTCGGCTACACGAAGATGCTGCTGGCCGCCATGGCATACAACGCCGCGCACCGCCGTCGGAAGCTGGCGCTGTGGCAGCCGACGGATGATGACCGCGACTCGTTCGTCAAGTCGGAGGTCGAGCCGATGTTGCGCGACGTGAAGGCCATGCACGCCGTCACGCCCAAGAGCGCATCGCAGGACACCATCAAGCTCAAGAGCTTCTTGGGCAGCGTGTGGCACCTGCTGGGAGGTAAGGCTGCGCGCGCCTACCGGCGCATCACGGTGGCCGTTGCGCTGCTCGATGAGATCGACGGCTTTGATCAGCTCATCGAGAAGTCCTCCGATCCATTCACCCTCGCCTGGGGCCGACTTGAGGGCGCGCCGTTCCCCAAGCTGATCGCTGGCACCACGCCTCGCATCAAGGGCCTCAGCCACATCGAGCACCGCAGCCAGCAGGCCGAGGCCTACATGCGGTTCAACATCGCGTGCCCGCACTGCGGTGTCGAGCATCCGCTGATGTGGGGCGGCAAGAGCGTGGCCTATGGCTTCAAGTGGACGCCGGGCCTACCGGCAACGGCGCACCACGTCTGCCCGCACTGCCACGAGAGCATCACGCAGGCCGAGTACCTCGCGGTGTGGCAGGACGGTGCCTGGGTTGATGAGAACCACCGCTATCGCTACGGCACCGATCGCGTGTGGCGCAACGCCGCGGGCGAGGCATGCAAGCCGCCGCGGCACGTCGCTGCGCACATCTGGGCCATCTACAGCCCACAGCGCACGTGGGAGAGCATCGCCCGCGAGCACGAGCAGGCCGAAGCCAAGCTCAAGGCCGGCGATCACGGTCCCATGCAGGGCTTCGTGAACGAGACCCGGGGCGAGACGTGGGAGATCCAGGGCGACAGCGCCGACGAGCACGTGCTCTCGAAGCGGGCCGAGGCCTACCCGCTCGGCCTGGTGCCCATCGGCTGCCTCATCCTGTTCGCAGGACTCGACGTGCAGGATGACCGCGTCGAGTGCGTCGTGTGGGGCTTCGGCGTCGGCGAAGAGATGTGGGTCATCGACTACCGCGTGTTCCCCATGAACCCTGCGGTCGAAGCCGAATGGGCGCAGGTCGACGAGTACCTCGAAACGCGCTTCGTCCAGGCCTGGCACGGTGGCTCGCTCACGATCGAAGCGGAATCGATCGACACGCAGGGCCACCACACCCACGCCGTCTACTACTGGGTGCGCAAGCGTGTCGCGCGCGGCAAGAAGACCTATGCCGTGCGCGGCGCCAACCGCGACGGCCTGCCCATCAAAGGGCCGTTCGCCTCGCAGGACATCAAGTGGGATGGCAAGAAGATCCAGCACGGTGTGCGGCTGCACGAGGTGGGTACCGACACCGCGAAGGACCTCTTCTACGGCCGCCTGCAGGTGCCTCTGCCGCAGGCCGGCGTTTCGATGCCCGGCGCCGTGCATTTCAGCCGCGACATGCCGCAGAAGTTCTACAACATGCTCACGGCAGAGACTCGCATCTTGGTGAAGACCAAGACAGGCGAGAAGTCGCGCTGGATCAAGGTGCGCACGCGAAACGAGACGCTGGACTGCACCGTGTACGCGATGCACGCCGCGTGCATGCACGGCATCCACCAGTGGGCCGAGAAGGCATGGCAGCGCCTGCTGGCGCGAGTGCAGCCAGCACCGGACCTTTTTACCGCGGCCCCGTCAGCCGCCCCGCAACAACTGCCCGAGTCGCGCGAGCCTGATCTCGCTCGCGCGGCCGAGGTGTCTCCCGTTCCCGCCCGCCAAACCATGGCGGCACGTCAGCAATTCGGCCGCGACTGGTGACCGACATGAACAAGCCACACAGCCTCAGCGACAAGTTCGATGACCCCGACCTGGTGGATCGCATCTTTGCCTACATCGTCGAGCAGCTGCCCGAGCTGGCAGGCCGGGCCGATGAGGTGGAGGAGGCGGTGCGTACCGAGTTTGCTGGCGAGCAGGCCTACGTGCCGAAGCGCAGCGCCGTCGAGCGAGCCGAGCTGCAGGCCAAGGTGCACAACATGTTCAATGGTCGCAACGCCAGTGAAGTGGCGCGCGAGCTCAACATCGGTCGGGCAACGGTGTACCGGCTGCTCAAGAAGGAAGGTGATGAATGAAGGAAGAGGCGACTCCGACAGACCAGCAGATCCAGGCCGGCGCGCGCGATGACCTACTAGACCTGCGCGTAGCGTGCATCTTGGAGCAGGCCGTCTACAAGCCTGGCGATCAGGCGCCCGATGGCTACTTGGCGTGGCACGAATGGGCCGAGGTGCAACACAAGGCCGGATTGAGGCAGAAGCAGTGCGGTAAGTGTGGCCTGTGGCGCTACCCGCAGGAACTGAGCGGCGAGACGATCAAGTGGCAAGGCATCACTGCTCGCGGGCGCCGCGTGGACCAGATGGCGCCGTTGTGCCTGCGCTGCGAGACGCCCAACGGTGCCGATGAGCAGAAGGCAACGGCGCGCGAAGCTTGAAAGGAAACGACGATGGCAAAGTGCGATCTATGCGGTGCAGATTGCCGTGCAACGGAGCTAGAAACCCTGCTCGACTCGTACCAGCTGCCAAATGTGCGAGACGTGTGCCCGGACTGTCGGCGTTGGGCGAACAAGCTCAAGGCCGACATGCTCGACGAGATCGGGCCGCGCATGCGCGCCGCCATTACGGAGCGCAAGGGGTTGCCGGCCGCTCCGCAGCCTGTTGCATTTTGGCGCCGCAGCCTGCGCGCGGTGGCTCGCGCTTTCAGCGCATGACGGGTGTTGCGCACATCAATTCAGTCTCACTTTTCCTGGAAATGAGACAGCCATGCCGGCACGCTGCCGGCCATGGCCATCACCCAAGCTGACCTTGACGCGCTAGACCGCGCGATTGCCAGCAGCGAACTGGAAGTCGAGCAGGAAGGCAAGCGCGTGCGCTACCCCTCGTTCGACGACTTGCGCAAGCGCCGCGAGTTCGTGAGCGGCCTGCTTGCCGGCAGCACCCGCCGCACCGGCACGTTCCACTACCAGTTCACCACCTCCCGGGGCGACTGATGGCGCAGGATCTGCGCGTCACCGCCCTGGATCGCGTTATCGGCTGGCTCAGCCCGTCGATGGGCTTGCGCCGTGTGTTCGACCGCATGCGGCTCGAGCGCGCCTACGAGGCGGCGAGCCCACGCGACCCATGGAAGCCCCGCCGCTCAGGCGCGAGCGCCAATGCCGACCACCTTGCCGATGCCGCGCGGGTACGCGTCAAGGCCCGCGCGCTGGTCCAGAACGTCCCGTACATCAACGCTGGCCTCGGCGCCCACGTCGCCAATGTGGTCGGCACAGGCATCGTGCCGCGCGCCACCGGCCGCCAGGCCGACGCCATGAACGCGCTGTGGGAAGAGTGGGTCAAGGTGGCCGATGCCGACGGCTACCTCGACTACTACGGCCTCCAGGCCAAGGCTGCCCGCGCGGTGTATCAGGACGGCGAGGTCCTCGTGCGACTGCGCCCGCGCTACTCCACCGATGGCCTGCCTGTGCCGTTGCAGCTCCAGGTCCTGGAGATCGACTGGTTGGACACCGGCCGCGTGTCGGGGGCCAGCGGCGGCAACGAGATCGTCAACGGCATCGAGTTCGACCGCGTGGGCCGGGTCGTCGCCTACTGGCTGTGGGATAACCACCCTGGCGATGTCACGTTGCGCAAGGGTGCGCGCACGCAGAGCCGGCGCATCCCTGCCGACCAGATCATCCATC